AAGATAGGAACAAATGTCGGAACTGTTAAAATTATTACCGAAGAAGATAAAAATTAGTTACGCAGATGTTTCACTTGAAACAGAATCTAATCCAACTTTTTTGGAAGAATGTTATGGTGAATACTCAAGTCAAGAAAATAAAATTACAATTGCAAGTACGATCTCTGATGCAGACATTGCGAACACATTAATTCATGAAATTATTCATGCATGTGTTTGGTATGGAGGACTAAAAGATGATGGAGCAGAACTTGAAGAAGATAAAAAAGAGGAAAGAGTTGTAAATGTAATTTCAAATCAACTCAGTCAAATATTACGAGACAATCCCAAAATACTGACTGTCATCAAAAAGGGTTTATCAAAAAAATATGTCGGATCAAAAAAGAGAAACGAAACTGTGGCACTCTCTCAAAAAATACTTGAGAAATATACATTTCACAAGAATCGAAAGTAGGACTGTCAATGGCATTCCTGATCTATTTGGTTGTCATAATGGTGTAAGTTTTTGGTTAGAATTAAAATCTGATTACGTCAGTTATCCTAAACTTTCTAAATGGCAGATTGCATGGATCAATGGATATGTTCGACATGGTGGTGTGATGTTGATCTGCAATAATGCCCTCTCGGAGAGCAAGTTGAAACTTTATAGAATTCGCGCCATGGTTGTGGAGCCAAGGGAATTGATCCCTGATGCAACCCACGCGAACCGAGGAGCATGGCACGAGGTTGAGCAATCTATGTTGCAACTGCTCAATAACGATAATTAATTACTATCAATAGTCTTTCCGATAATTGAATAGTTATCAGTCATGTTCGTGATTCGTTCTTATTTGTTCGTGTGCACTGCACCATGGATCATGTTGCATGTGCGTAGGGGTCCAATAGGAATTACAAAAATGATTTTTGTTAGATTCAACTTACGCGGGAATTTTTAAAATATGGTACCACCGGTCGGGGCTAGGGTGTAAGTTTGATACACGCAGTGATATTGTAAACGATATGGGAAAATTAACACATTTAACTGATGAAGAATTACGCGATCTAGTTTTCAAAAAACAACTAGAGTATGTGAAGTTATGCCAAGATGATTTCTTAATGTTTGTTAAGGAGATGTGGCTAGATTTTATTTATCGTCAGACTGATGACCCTGACAACTATGGTCACCATCAAATTATAGCAAAAGAGTTTACAAAAATAGCTGATAAAAAATTACGAAGGCTCATTGTGAATATGCCTCCTAGGCATACTAAATCTGAATTTGCATCTTATTTGTTTCCTGCGTGGATGATAGGCAGGAACCCAAAAATGAAAATAATGCAGGTTTCGCATAACGCAGAACTTGCAAGTAGGTTCGGAAGTAAGGTTCGTAATTTAATGGAAACCTCAGAGTATAAACAAATTTTTGGAGATGTTCGTTTGCGTGAGGACTCCAAAGCAAAGGGACGTTGGGAAACAAATCATGGTGGAGAATATTTTGCAGCTGGTGTTGGAGGTTCCATCACGGGTCGTGGTGCGGATTTATTGATTATTGATGATCCTCACACCGAACAAGATTCCTATTCGGACACCGCAATGGAACGAACGTACGAATGGTATTCTTCAGGTCCACGTCAACGTCTTCAACCAGGAGGAACTATTTGCGTGGTAATGACTAGATGGGCAGAAGATGATTTAACAGGAAGGCTCATCAAGGCTCAAAAAGAACCGAAAGCCGATAAGTGGAAAGTAATAGAATTTCCTGCCATCTTAGAAACAGGTACTCCGGTATGGCCTGAATATTGGAACCTAGAAGAATTAGAAAAAGTCAAAGCTTCTATTTCTCCTCACAATTGGAATGCTCAGTATATGCAGAACCCTGTAGCGGAAGAAGGGGCTATACTAAAACGTGAGTGGTGGAGGATGTGGGAGAAAGATTTTATCCCGCAATTACAACATGTGATTATGAGTATGGATACAGCGTATTCTAAAAAAGAAACAGCCGACTATTCTGCGATTACTGTATGGGGAGTATTTCAACCACAAGAGGGTTATGATAATAATTTAATATTACTAGATGCTCAAAAAGGCAGATGGGACTTTCCTGATTTGAAGAATGTAGCATACGACTTATATCGTTATTGGGAGCCTGAAAGTATTATTATTGAAGCTAAGGCCACAGGACAACCACTCATTCAAGAGATGAGAAAAATGGGTATACCGGTGATTGATTATGTTCCAGCTAAGGGACGAGATAAATTTACTAGGGCTAACTCGGTTGCCCCTATTTTTGAAAGTGGAATGGTATGGTATCCAGACGAGCATTGGGCAAAAGAAGTTATCGAAGAATGCGCTGCATTTCCTCATGGTCAGCATGACGACTATGTAGACAGCACCACACAAGCAATGTTAAGATACCGACAAGGTGGTCTGGTATCAACATACCAGGACGAAGAGGAATCGCCACGTATAGAACGGGAATATAGATACTATGCCTAAGACAAAAAAAGATATAGACGCTGAAGTTGAGATAGAATTAAAAAAGGAAACTCCTAACGCATATCCTATTATGAAAGGAGCAAGTCCTGTTACTCATCTAAGAAAATTTTTAATGAAGAGAAAACTAGAAAGACAAAATGAGCTTTTAAAAGAAATCAACGAGTCTGAAAAGGATAAAGGTATTGGTTTGTATATGGAACCTAAACCTAAAAAAGTTTCTAAGAAATCTGGCGGAATGATCAAAGCCAGAGGAAATAAATTAGCAAGATCTAAACCAACCAAAATCTGTTAAGGAGAAAATTATGGATCCATTATTAAAATTAAAAGAACCTAGATTAAAATTTAAAAAAAGAAAAGATTTAAATAAAAACGAAATTATGGGCATGGGAACCGCATTAGGTTTAACCTCAGGAATGGCAACTTATTTAAAACTAAAAGAAAACGAAAAAGGTTTAGATAAATATTCAAAAGCAAAAATGGAGTCTGCATCAATGAAAAAAGTAATGCCAAAAGAAAAACCAAAAGATTTTTATGAAGGAGAAGGATACAAAGGCTCTCCTGATATGTACCCTGATTACGAAGAAGATAAAAAGGATATGAAAGAAGGACGTAAGGTTAAACACATGGGCTCCAAGTATGGTGGTTCTATTAAAAAATTAAAATTAGGCGGCTTCTCAAGAAACAATTATAAACGTACCGGCAAACTGTAGGAGTTGCCATGGTTAAAGATAAAGCAAAAAAGGTTCTTAAAGAAGTAGAAAGCAAGTCTAACGAAGCTTCTGAAGAAAAAATAAAAAAAACGAACACTGATTCGATATCCATGATACCTGAAAACTTTTCCGAGTTTGGTAGTTCTGTAGACCCTACCGATAAGAAAGTATTTGTGTATGGTGCCAAAAAATTTGGTAAAGATACCTTAGGCCATGCAGCAGCAAAAGGTACTAAAGAATATAGAGCCTCTCTACGCAATAAAAATTTTGAATTAGAGTATGATCGAAAAGGAGATAACAAATCTATTGGATTTAAGTTTGTTAGAGAATTTTCTAAAGGAGATTTTGTAGTTGCTAAGAAAGATAAAAAATACTACAAGGATATTGTATAATGGGTCACGAAAATAATATTACTAAATCTTATAAAGTTAATGGTACAACTAAATACTATAATGTACCTGATCCTAAACATAAAACTCCAGATATGAGTCTTCCTAAAGAATACGGAAAACAATATGATGATTTAGAGAAAGCCGTAAAAGGGGCAAAAGATATTTCGAAAAAATTAGATAAGTATCCTCACAAACATAATCAAGGTGGCATGGTAATAGGCAAACAAAAAGATTACATAAAGGATTTATTATAATGGCTGTAGAAAAAAACGAACCACAAACAGAAGAAATTAAACTAGCGGAAAACCCTGAGATCGCTCCTGAAGAAGTAGTGATCATGGAGGAAGATGCAGAGACCACGGATCAGGGACCAGAAGAAGAATTTAATTTTGCAGAAAATATTGCAGAACGTTTAGACGATAGAGTACTAAAAAGATTAGCATCGGATTTAATTGCGGATGTAGAAAACGATAGAGAAAGCAGAGCAGGTTGGCAGGAAACTATCGACAAAGGTTTAGATTTATTAGGTGTTAAATACAACGTAATGAACCGACCTTTTAAAGGTGCGTCTGGTGTAACTCATCCAATGCTCTCTGAAGCGTGTACCCAGTTTCAGGCTCAAGCCTATAAAGAATTATTACCCCCTGATGGTCCTGTACGAACTCAGATTGTAGGTAACCCTACTCCTGAAAAAGAAGCTCAACAACAACGAGTAAAAGAATACATGAACTATCTTCTAATGGAGAAGATGGAAGAATACACAACCGATGTAGATCAAATGTTATTTTATTTACCTTTAACAGGATCTACGTTTAAAAAAGTATTCTATGATGAATTATTAGAAAGACCCGCATCTTTATTTATACCAGCAAGAGATTTAATTGTACCTTATTATGCGACCGATTTAAAAAGTTGTGAACGAATTACGCAAGTCATGAAAATGAGTGACAATGAAATTCGTAAAAAAATGGAAATCGGCATGTATATGCAAACGGAATTGTTAGATCCGCAACCAGAACAAACCGATACAGAAAAAAGATTAGACGATCTTCAAGGATTAAAACCAAATTACAAAGACTACATGTACAATGTATTAGAAATTCATGTGGATCTAGATATGGAAGAGTACACTTCGGATGTACCTAACAAAGAAAAAAATATTAAAGTTCCTTACATCGTAACTGTGATTGAAAACACAGGACAGATTTTATCTATTTATAGAAATTTTAGAGCAGATGATCCTAAATATAATCGTATTGAATACTTTGTTCATTATAAATTTTTACCAGGATTAGGATTTTATGGTTTTGGAATGCTCCACATGATTGGTGGATTGTCTCGAACTGCTACTGAAGCGTTAAGACAACTATTGGACGCTGGTACGTTATCCAATTTACCTGCTGGATTTAAGTCTAGAGGGATGCGAGTACGTGATGATGACCAACCTATTCAACCTGGAGAGTTTAGAGATGTCGATGCACCAGGTGGAAACATCAAAGATCAGTTTCAATTACTTCCTTTTAAAGAACCTTCAAGCGTTTTATATTCATTATTAGGTTTTGTAGTCCAAGCAGGACAAAGATTTGCTGCGATTGCAGACTTACAAGTAGGCGATGGCAACCAACAAGCAGCTGTTGGCACTACGATTGCGTTAATGGAACGTGGTTCGCGGGTCATGAGTGCTATTCATAAGCGTTGTTACTATGCAATGAAGCAAGAATTTAAAATTTTAGCAAGAATTTGTTCAGAATTTCTTCCACCAGAGTATCCTTATGATGTTTATGGCGGAGAAAGAACTATTAAAGCACTAGATTTTGATGATCGAGTAGATATTTTGCCAATGGCGGATCCAAATTTGTGGTCAATGGCTCAAAGAGTGACTTTAGCACAGACACAATTGCAAATTGCGCAGTCAAATCCGCAAATGCATAACATTTATGAAGCTTACAGAAGAGTGTATGAGAGTTTAGGAACAAAAAATATTGATTTATTGTTAAAAGCACCAGAAATGCCTGAACCAATGGATCCTGCAAAAGAAAATTCGCTATCTTTACAGATGCAATTGCTTAATGCGTTCCCTGATCAAGATCACGATGCTCATATTCAGGCTCATACGATATTTATGCAGACCAGAATGGTACAAATTAATCCGCAAGTGTATGCATTATTACAATCACACGTTTCAGATCACATAAGTATGAAAGCATCGTTAGAAGTACAAGCTGCAATTCAACAAAATGCACAATTACAACAAATGGCTCAAGTAGATCCGCAAGCTTTTCAAACTGTATTTAATTCTATGATTGCAAAAAAGACAGTTGAGATTACTGCACAGTTAGCACAGGCCGAAATGCAAGCAGGTCAAGCACAACAAGATCCTTTAGTTCGTTTAAAACAACAGGAAATAGATTTAAGAGCTCTCGATCTACAAAGAAAAACTCAAGAGGCTCAAATGAAGGAAGCGGGTCAATTCAATAGACAAGAAAATGATATTGCTTTCCAAATGGAGCGTTTGCAATCACAAGAAGAAGCTTCGGATAAACGTTTGCAAGTCGCAAAAGAAAAACTTAACCTAATGAGGGAAAAAAATGTACAAAAAAGCTAGAGGTAAAGGACTTCAAGATGAGAAAATGAAACCTGGTACAATCATGAAAGCTAAAAAAGGTAAAATGGCAATGCACAAAATGCCAAATGGTAAAATGATGAAAGGTGCAAAGCACAAAGGTAAAAAATAATGGCTCAAGGTTATCATAAAACAAAAAAAGGAACCATGGCTAAAAAAGGTCTTTGGTACAATATTCAACAAAAGAAAAAAAGAATCGCTGCAGGTTCAGGTGAGAAAATGAGAAAACCTGGAACTAAAGGTGCTCCAACCGCTAAAGCTATTAAAAAATCACAAGGAAAAAAATAATGCCACTTACAAAAAAAGGTGCCAAGATAATGAAAGCGATGAAAAAAGAATACGGTTCAAAAAAAGGTGAAACTGTATTTTATGCATCTAAAAATAAAGGAGTTATCAAAGGTGTCGACAAAAAAAGCAAAAAGAAAAAGAAATAATTTACCTGGTAAACGGTTTGGTCCTCCTCCTAAACGTGGACCTAATCCGCAAGGATTAAAAAACAAAAATCTATAAATGTCTTTATCTGAAAAGGAAAAACTTATTTTCTTAGCCGGAGTATTTGAAGGTGAGGGTACTATGGGTTATTGGAAAAATGGCGTAAGAAACGGCAAAATAAGAAAAAGAATTCAATGTAGTGTTAAGATGACTGATAAAGATATTATTTATCGATTTATGAATTATTTTAATTGTGGATATGTTTCAGAAATGAAACAAAGAGAAGATCACTATAAAATATGTTGGTCTTGGACAATAACTGGTTCTAAGGCTTTACAGGTTTTGGAGCAGATGTTACCCTATTTAGGATTAAGGAGATCAAAAAAATATCATGATATGGTTAAATCTTTTAGGGACAGCATTCAAAACGGGAGTCACGTTATACGAGAACAAACAAAAAGAGAAACAAGCAATCTCCCAAGCGAGACTAATGCATGCGGAGAAAATGGCTCGTGGTGAAATTGAATTAAGAAACGAAGTATTTCAAACACAAAAAAACGATTGGAAGGACGAATTTATACTCCTCGTTTTATCAAGTCCTCTGTTTTTGTTGGCTTATTCCGTATTTGCGGAAGATGAAAAGATTGGTCAAAAATTAGATCTTTATTTTGAAAAATTACAAAATATGCCTTGGTGGGTGACTGGACTTTGGATTTCAGTCGTGGCTGCTGTGTATGGAATTAAAGCAACGGATATCATTAACACTAAAAAAGGCAAGTAGTATGACTAGTGAATGTGGAAAATGTCATGAAGAATTTGAAGTAAAAGACAACGAGTTTTTTTGCGATAAATGCAAGCCTATTAAAAAAGAAACATTAGAGGACTTAGATTTTAATAGCGATGAATGTTTATCTTGCCAATAAAGTATAAATTTGTTAAGCCATTATTAAATGATGGATATAGATACAATTAACCGTATTAGAAAAGAAATCTATAAATTAATAGATACCAAAAAAGATCATATCGTGCATGGTGTTGACAGCATAGAGAAGCTACAATACTCTAGAGGTCAACTCAGTTCTTTAGAAGAACTGCTTCAGGTGATTAAATACCTGCTGAAAAACGAGGATATAGAAGATGACTTTGGTAAGACCAGATGGGTCGAAAATTCTGACAACGGTAAAAAAACCTAAACCAGAAATACCTACCGACCCCAACTCAATAGATAAAATGTTAGACAAAATTCCAGAACCAACTGGATGGAGAATAGTAGTGCGTCCATACATTCCGCCTGCAAAAACAAAAGGAGGAATTCATATATCAGATGAAGCTCAAGAACGAATTGCACTTGCAACAGTTTGTGCATTAGTTTTAAAAATGGGTCCATTATGCTATGAGGACAAAACTAAATTTCCCACTGGTCCGTGGTGCAAGGAAGGTCAATGGGTAATCTTTGGACGATATGCAGGTTCTAGATTTAAAACAGAACTTGGAGAAGTTCGTATTCTTAATGACGATGAAATTATCGGCACAGTAGAAGACCCTGAACATATAACACACAACTATTAGGAGAAAAAATGGTAGACGAAAATAAAAAGGATATCGAACTAGATACTGATGATGCTCAAGAAACAAATATTGTACTTGAAAATCAATCAGAGAAGGATACGGATCCTTCTCAATTAAAAAAAGAAGACGTTGATTTAGGTTACACTGATCTTGATGTTAGCAAAAAAGAAAAAGCTGAAATTAAAAAAGTAGAAGAACCTCAACCAGACGTTGAAGTAACTACAGAAACTAAAAAAGACGATAAAGAAAATTTATCTAAAGTTTCTGAGAATGCTCAAAAAAGAATTAAAGAGTTAACTTTTAAATACAGAGAAGCTGAGAGAAGAGAACAAGCAGCTCTTGAGTATGCTAAAGGATTGCAGAAAAAATATTCTGACGTTTCTAATAAGTATGAAGAATCAGATACTGAATATTTAAAACAATACGATGCAAGAATAGACGCTGAAAGAGATAAAGTTAAAAGACAACTTAAAGAAGCATTAGATTCTTCCGATACAGATAAAGTTATGGAAGCTAATGATGCTTTAACTAAGTTAGCTGTAGAAAAAGAAAAAGTTAGAATTTCTTTATCTGAAAAAGAAAAAGCAAAAAAAGAAAAAGAAACTAATCCAGAACCGGTAGAACAAACATCGCAAAATCAATACATTCCGCCAAAAATTAGCCCTAAAGCTAGAGATTGGGCATCTAGAAATGAATGGTTTGGAAATGATAAAATCATGACTTCTGCTGTCATGAACATGCATGATGAATTAATAATGCAAGGGTTTGACGCAGAGAGCGATGACTACTATAATGAAATTGATAAACAACTGAGAGATTATTTTCCTCAGAAGTTTAACAATGCCGAAGAAGCAAATATACCTAACAACAAGCCCGTCCAAAATGTTGCAGGTGTTTCTAGAAGGCAAGGAGGACGCAGGACTGTGACTCTCACCAAATCACAGGTAGCAATAGCTAAAAAACTTGGGGTGCCACTAGAGGAATACGCTAAATTCGTGAAGGAGGAAAGAAAATAATGAATAACACGATAGACAAGTCTTCACGCGAGTCCAATTCTAGAGATAAGACTACTAGAGTTAAAAGTTGGACTTTACCATCCAGTTTGGATGCGCCACTGCCACCGAAAGGTTTTGTTCATAGATGGATCAGAACTGAAGTTGCAGGTTTTGAAGATACAGGAAATGTATCTAAAAAACTTAGAGAAGGATACGAGTTCGTAAGAGCAGATGAATATAAAGATGCGATTAATGAATTTAATTATCCTGTCATTGCAAAAGGTAATTATCAGGGGTGTATTGGGATTGGAGGCCTTGTGTTGGCAAGGATACCAGAAGAGATATTGAAACAACGCAGTGAGTACTTTTCAAAAGTTACTCAAGATCAAATGCACGCTGTTGATAATGATCTCATGAAGGAACAACATCCAGGAATGCCTATCAATATTGATAGACAATCTAGGGTAACCTTTGGTGGTGGACGAAAGAGTTAGTTAACTTTTACTACCATTAAGAAGGCAAATTAAACTTAAAAAATAAATAGGAGAAAAACTATAATGGCAAACGTTGTGGAAAAGTTCGGTCTTAGACCGTACAGAAAACTAGACGGTACACCATTGGTTGGAGCTCAGAACAGATATACTATTGCAAGTAACTATGGAACTGCAATTTATCAAGGTGACTTGGTTGTACCTGTTACTGGGGGAAACATCGAAAGACATACAGCTGGAAACAGTACTGCTGTCGTTGGTGTTTTCAACGGAGTTTTTTACACAGATCCTACTACTCAAAAGCCGACTTGGAAAAACTATTATCCTGGTTCAGTTGTTGCGAGCGACATTACAGCGTTCGTAGTAGATGACCCAGATGCAGTTTTTTTAATGGACGCTGATGCGGCTTTCGCAAGAGCAGATCTGTTTCAAAACTATTCTGTAACCAATGCTAATGGAAATACAAAAACAGGAATTTCAGAAGTCCAATTGGACGTTTCTGAAAGCGGAACTAACGCATCATTTATTATACAGGCGATTGATATTTCTCAAGACCCTGATAACAGTGATACTGCGTCAGCTAACGCTAACGTTCTTGTTAGAATCAACAAACACTTCTACAGAAGTGGAACAGGCATATAATAGGAGAATAAAACATGGCTATATCACGATCACAACTAGTTAAAGAACTAGAGCCAGGTTTGAATGCACTATT